ACCCATAAGACCCAGCGCAAGGTTCTCTAGGGTGATCGACTCGATCTTGAACGTGAATTTACCCTTGCGTTCCTTGTTGATAATTAGGTCGAGACCTCGCGCGCCAGTCTCAGACTCTTTATGCTCGAAGTTGGAGACTTCGATGTCTAGCGACAGTTCCGGGACGTTGCCGATTCGAGTAAAACCTTCCGGCTTACCCGTAGTACTATTGCGCACCGCGGCGTACAGGCTGCCCTGCCCAGAGTAGTAGTAGTTGGTTAGTGCCATTTGCTTCTCCTTGACTTAATTGTTGGTAGCGCCCAGTTTAACTACGTTAGTACGCCACACCTGACTGTAGAAAATCAGTCCATCAGATGATACGTCGTCTTCGGGTTTTTCGCCAGCCCAAACCCACGGTCGATTGTTTACGCCTTTGTACCCCTCCAAAGTCTCGCGTATCTCATCCAGTAAATTCATACCGACAGGTTTGGTGTCGTCCTGCCCCGCGAAAATGTACTGGATACCTATGATGACACTAAACTGGAAAGTAATCAGTCGCGCGTTGCCGGATTTGAAATCGCTTGCAACTCCCTGATTCGCCTGCACAGGTATCGCGCCGTCGTAGGTAATACCTACTACTGGCGGCATCTGCATCGTTGTCTTGTGCTTCAGGTCTTCCAAGTCAAAGATAGAAAACGCCCCTTCAGCAAACGCGGGGAGCCCAGATACTAGTGTCTGTAGCTCAGTCTGTAGCTGCTCTATGCGTCTATCCATTAAGCCTCCCGTACCATGCGCTTCACTAATCGAGCTACCGCTTCGCGATATGATCGCACATCGTTATACGCCAAATCCATGAACGGTCTTGCCGGTATACGGTAGTTACCGTAATGCTGTATACGTCCGTAGAATGCGGCTTCGTCGTCATCGATACCTATGCGGAAGCCCAGGCCGGTACTCGTAGTGAACAGCCCCGCGTTGGACCCGCTGACTTCACCGAAAGACCTGTACAACGTACCTGAGTCCACTAACTTCTTCTCTGGATTGGAAGACCCCTTCCAGCGCTTGTTGTATATCGTTTTTTTAGCGAGTGCCGGCCACGAAGACCCGTAAGCGTCTACTTCCGCCATAAACCTCGCGCGCATACGCCTAATTAGTAGCTGTTTAGCAGGCCCATCGTTGAATACGTCGGGGAGCTTACTGCTTATCCTACGTAGCCTACTTACGAGCCTTTGGTGCCCGGAAACGTTCATTATATGTACTCAGTAGATGTCGGGAACTCTACCGCCATACGTGGACGCTCTAGCGGGGCAGCCTGCACTTGCAAAAAATTAAAAATAGGTTTTGATACTCTGTTCCCCACTTTCGGGTCTCGGTTAGCAGGTACGCTAGGGAGGGTGTTCTGGTGTAAGACCGCTGCGGTAATTGCTACCGCCTTTAGCGTATCCGGTATAGGGTCTAGCTCCGCGAAACCACTTGTGTACTCGACGGACACACTCGCCGCACCAAACACCGCCTGTACATACAGGAAGACCAGACCTTTCACATAATCAATGCGATAGTCTGTACCGCGCACAAGCGGCAACCCAGCGGATGTTACTACTTCGCTACCGTCAACAACGAAACCGCGCGTGAGGGACAAGGTGTACGTAGGGGTTGTACCGCCCTCGGTAGGGCCTAGGTAGTCGAAGTAATCCACTACCTGCACCCTATCGAGTTTGGTGTCCAGTACCTGCTCCACTACGGGGAGAGATAGATCGAGGGCCTGCGCCGCGTTGGCTAGAGCGGACGCGCTCTGCATTACCCCCATAGTGGCGAGTACTTCTTCCGGTGTCGCTAGTCGCATAGTCAATCTACTTCTCCCCGCACTGGATTACCCGGTACTCACTCAGCCTTGCGGCGGG